CTGACATGATCCGGACAATTCCTTCAACCAGGGAGTACATCTCCGATCAGAAGTCATGGCAACTCTTAGCTGCTGCATCATGGCAAGAGTACGACTCGATTGTATTGCTTCCTCTATCAAATCCATTTCTGCGGATTTCGCAGCGATAGTAACAGCCATTTGCACTTCATCCTGGATATTATTCTTCTGATCGCGTTTAGATGTAATATCACCAATCTCCACGAATAGGTATGTTCCAGTGAGGATGCTATCAACACGTTGTTTAACCGAGTCGAAACTCTGCCCGAAAATATAATAGTCTAATCCTTGGATTCGGGAAGAGTTAGGCAGTTTCTTTATATCTTCCTGAAGTGTAGCATATTCAGGAAGTTGACTTCGTCCCTTTGCAAAAATCTCAAGCACCTTACTATGATTCGGGAACTGAGCATAATATTTGAGAATCTCAAAAATCATATTATTTGTTTTATTAATGAAATTGGCAATCCCGTATTCTTAGCAATATCCACAAGAGGTATTTCCGCATAATTCATGCTGTGTACCGTTTCTATCAACTTCTTACGTAAAATTGTAAGATACTTGATTATATTCATTTGTTCTATCGTCGAAATATCACCTAAACCATCGTTACTCAAGTTATAAAGTGATTCAAGTGCACCGGTGGTTATAGGACTTTTCTTTTCACTCTCACCGGCAACCAGAATCCGGAATTGAGTAGTCGAAAACAGGTAATTAATAAACGAGGTAAAGTTGAATGCAATGCCTTGTAATGTTTGATCAGACAGCCTTTTAAATGCCTTAGCTAGTGAATGGGCTGATTCTGAATTATACGGTCCTGGATGATATAAAATAGCCGCGAGCAATGGTAACATCCCTCTATCACAGCCTAACAAAGAACGAGCCTCTATAAATTGCAGAGCAGTAAGTGAGCAAGTTAACTGATTAAAGCTAGTATCAATAATATATCCGGAATACAATTGACCGTGGATAGAAATATATGGAATTAATTGCGCACAAAAGCAACTATTCAAAACGAATTTATAATCCAGTTTTGAAAGATACCGGGCAATTGGCAGATTCAATCTCTCCGGAGGCGTTTTTTTAGCTTCCATATAATCCTCCTTGGACAGTTCCTGAAGTGCAGCATCCTGATCCGGATATGAAACTCGAAAGATAAAGTCTACTTGCTCTCCTAACCAGACAAGATTAGACATTGTCTCTTCATCTTTAGCCCGTACCAATATCCTCGGGTTCCACCTCATCGCACGACAAATGTGTTTAACTTGAAGCATGCCCGGTGAAAGTTCTCCTTTTGTGACTAGATCCATATCACCCATAATACCTTCAAAAAGTTCCGGAGTCAATTCCTCCCATGCGTTTGGTATCCCAAACTTATCCTGATGTACACAAAACTCGATCATGGCATTAATTGTATTTTATCTTCCGGTTGATTGAATGAAGTTTCAGTCTCAATATCGGTATTCTGTGGATCAGATAATAATAAGTCGATATCTTTAATCAAGCTATTGGCTTGCTCCTGCAACTGAACAGATAAAGAAAGCAGTCTCTCCTGTTCATCCCTTCCAGATCTGCTTGCTTTTGAATCATCAAAAAGATTCCGGATAGTGGATGGAAACTCTAGGATATCAAACCTTGTTAAGGCGACAGCTACAACCTTCTTCGCAAGTGCTCGATTAATCAACGATAAAACAGACGGCTTCTCCTTTGCACGCTCAAGGTAACCGGTTAAATTCTCCTCCAAAACTTCAATCTGTATTGGAATACAGCGAAAGAAGAAGAGATACGATAAATCAATGCAGTATAACAGATCGAATTCTTCTGTTGTTTTTACCTGCAGTTTATCAAGCATTTTATAATACCTGGTTTCTTCCCATCCTAAGTCCTCGGTACTATTCAAAAGCGCAATAAGTGAATCCATCGCATTGTAATAATTCTCATAATATGCTCTTCTTATGGCTTCCTGTTCAGACTTATAAATGTCAATCTCTGCTTTTCGCTTCCGAAGTACATCGAAAACGGTATCACTTGCCATTGTAAGATTAGCCAATGCAGTACGAAGATAATCGTACAATTCACCCTTACCCTGCTCAATTATATTTTTATATACAGGAACACTCACTATGTTTGCGATCCGCTTATAGGCAGTAACGGCATGACTATTAAGCAATGTAAAATTCGTATTCGAATCAATGCCCGGAACAAACTCTGCAAATCCGGATATATCAGTAAATAGGTCTTTCAGTATCATGATTGCTGTTTATTTAATCGTTCATTAGGAGTTACTTCTTCTTGCCGGCTAGGTGTTTCACGATAGAAGCCAAAACGATAGCCTTTCTTGTATAGTTCGGGAAAGTTTATCTGAATAGCCATATTAAAAGGCTCGGAACATATTTCATCATCCGGAGTTAACGACATCAGGTAAATCAGATAATTATAATATACGTCAGCTCCTGACTTCGAAATGACCCCATCCTTAGATACACTAGAAATAGAAGAGTCAAGGCCTACGGAGGAAAGAAGAACTTCATCAGCACGTTTGTCATAAGTAATAAGAGCGTCGATATACTCTTTATACTTCAAATCTAAAACCTCAAACTTCCACCGTTCTTCTTCACCGGATCCACTTTTAAAACTAAGAGTGGCGTAAGCCTTTCCCTGATTATCCGCTCCGGAAAGATACTCACTAATATTGCGAAGCTCTTGCTTGAGATACATTAGAAAATATGACTCCTTATAAGTAGTCCCGATCTCAATCCCATTATAAGTTAGTAATGGTTCATTCTTTCTTTTCCGCTCTTGATTTTCATTGCATATTTTCGTTATTTGTGCACGTTTTGACTCTGCCCATGCATTCGGGATGATAATATGAATTTTTGCAGCTAACGAATTTCTTAAGAAAGAGTTTATGTAATTAGCCGTATCGTTTGAACCCTTGATATAGGCTTTTGTCCCTTCATGAGTTTCATTTACACCATAGAATTCACTAACCGATTTTTCGCGATGGTGGGATATTGCAGCCCATTTAATGTTCCGAATATCACTAAGCACCAAGCGTGGATAAAACAAATATTTAGAAACCCCATAACTCCAACGTCCAACAGCAATATGAGTGAAGTCCTTATAATTGATCAGCTCTGTGACAACATCTTTTTTTTGTGTGGCCAACCGGCATCGTCTATTCTCCATCAACTCAAGACCGGCTACTGGTCGTTGCTCTCCTATACGGTTGCCAAGCTTCATGCGCCATTTCACGAAGTAATCTCGAAAGTAATAGTAGTTCTTTATATTTCCCTTAGCCACCTCTTTATAATCAGACTCTAAACCACGATCTTTCCAAGATTCTAACCAAGTAGTTATTTCGGAACAGTCTATCCATTCTTTAACAAGCTTCCCATCCTTTATGCTCTTAATGTATATAGCCGGTCCGAGCCCATAAAGCATATTAACCTGCTTCGTTATCAACCGAGGCAATAAACGATTCTTCTTGATATCGCTCTCCACTTCTTCACACTTCATGTTATTCGCTCCACGTGAACACACGTTGAACCCTCCAATTGATTGCCAATTGTAGTCTGCAGGAAGAACAGTATTTGAATTAACAAAGCCCGGATCCTTTAACCCCGCTGCAGGATTCGTTCCTAACTGAAAGGAAATAGTGCTGCCGGTATCCACATAGCAACCATAATTTCCCAACATCTCTAAACTATCACTCATAACCAGTCTATTTTATGCAATTTATATCCATCTTGAGGAAATCCCATGTAACGAATAAGTATGCGATAACACATCTTAGGGTCACCATTCCCATCATTAAAGAGGAAGAAGTTCTCACTATCAATGCTGAATCGTTCTTTTGGAAGCTGTGTCCGGAAAGTACATCCCTCCCTCACAACCAACTTCTCGGAAGCCTCCCCTTTCTGCCTAGAGTAAGGGAAGAAGGCAATGGTAAAGCAGCCGTTTGGCAACTTGGATAACTCCTTTGCCCATTGCAGTGCACCTATGCCTGTCATCGTCGTTTCCATGCCCGAAATTATCGTTTTCTCCCCCCTCTCGAAAGGACGTTCCCAGGGGTATGTCATATTTCCTGACAAATACGTTTTTTTGCACCTCAAATCGTTTTTTCAGCGGTGCGTGGAGAATCCGGCCTCTCGATTTTTCTTATTTTTGTTTTCAAAATGTCTTTTGCCTGATAGCCCGCATTTTAGATATAAAAGCAATGTCAAAAGCATAGTATTATACAAGATTCAGAGCTAACTATATCACTCTAACAAATACATTATACCACTAAGTTTTCGGGCAAATCATCCGGGATATTCCTTAATTCACTCTGTATTCTGTCACCATATAGCCCGAAAAGCAAGTAGATAAGTGCAGAAGGAAGCTGTGTTGTTAGTCCTGCTTGGTGCTTTAATGCCACTTTAACTTCAGAGGACTTATCCAGCTCAATACGCCCGTCTGTTTTCTTTAATGGAGATAAAGGAATAGCACTACAAAGGTTCGAACATTCGTTCTCATCTATCCGGCATACAGGCAATGCGTTGCTTCTCTCACCAAATAAGAGCAATAAAAGTTTAAATTGCTGCCAGTGGTAGATTGTGGATTGTCCTTCGTTCATAAGTTCAACTGAAAAGCCGTAACTTTCTAATTCTCTTTTCAATATACGAGCATCAGATGTTATTTTTTCAAGGTCTTCACGGCGTTTATTGGCTGCCCGGTCATGATAAAGCACAATGTGTTTATTAATCGCATCAGTCCCGAAAAATTCAAAGATTTGCTTTGCCAGCTCCGGCTGTTCTGCCGGATAATAGCAAGTAAATTCTTTTAGAACCCGGAGTTCATGACCATAATCTTTCTCTTGAGCAGCAACAATACTGGAGAAGTGTCCGGGGTCGTATCCTAAAAGGATCCGTTCACGTTTATCGTAATACTTCAGATACCTAGAAGTTAAAACAAAGTGTTCACGCAAATCAAGCTTTAAAATTGATTCATAGCGATAGCCATCGGAGAACTGGTGCTTGTCTTTTCGATAGTTCGCAAAGAATTTATTAACGACTTCCTTCTTCCGGATTGCACAAATAGAAGTCAGGAACTCATCAATATCAAGTGATTCAAGCTGTGTTCGAAAGAATTTAGGACCCAAAATATCTTTATTTGAAAAAGAAGAAGCACGGATATAATAACTCGCATTTCGACGCATATCTGCTAAACGTGGCTTCCAAGAAGCTATAACACGTTTTGCTTTCTCCACTTCCAAACGCAATGCTTCAATGATGACAGGATTCTTTTCCTCACTCATACGGTGATTACTCCGATATATTTTATACAATGCAGCCTGATAATACATAGAAGCAGATACAATCTCATCAATAAGATCCTTATTGACATTGTTCTCATATTCTTCATACCAATTGTCCTCACCTAAGTCCAAACGAGCTGTATCAGTAACTCCTGTAATTCCCTGATAATAAGACGACATACGAATAGCTGCAGAAGAGCCACGCAAAGAAGGAAAAAGTCTCGTTTTTAATTTCTCTCCCTTATTATGCTTCATTTCTTCAATGAAAGCATGAACGCCACTTCGACCGGCAACAGACTCCGGCTGATCGGAACTCACCATTTGAAGATGATGTCCATTACGAAATAATATGCTATGTTTCGGATAAGCAACAGGATATCGAGGTTTTTTAAAATGGGAAGGCAGTTTAGTTTCACCTACAACATAATCAATACCATACTCGAGCATAGAGCGTCGTCCATCACCAACCGGTCTGGAAAAATAAGCTTGAATATTGGGCCATACATTTGTCATTAGAGCTACGTATGTTTTATGAACCAAGAACGAAAGTTCCCCAGGCATGTCGTTTGCTACCCGGATTATGCGTGGTCCCATGACCCCTTCAGTCTTACCTGTTGCACGGCCTGCTTCGACAATGAGTACGTTTGGATCGATAACATTTGCACGAATCTGCATTGCGTTCATGTAGTACTCTTCAAACGTTGCAGTCAGGTCTAAAGTCGTAGCACCCACACTAAGAGGTTGTGACGACTGTGAATAAAGTTCTAGTCCCATATTACTCCCCCGTTTCTTCAGGTTCAACAATTTCCGCTTCCTGAATATCAGCATCACGCAACAAACGTTTCTTATCTGCTTTTTCAACAGGAAGATTATCAATGAGGTTGATATAGAAACCTTCATTGTTTTTGCGGGCTATTTCTTTAATTGATTTCTTTTGGAAACCCAACTCTTCCGGAGTGAGATTCGGGGAGATCAGGAATACGATGCCAAGGTCTCGGTCCGCTTCCGCTATTTCCGAGGCTCTACGCCGGCATTCTAAGGCGGCGTTGTAACATTTCTCCTGTGTCTTATAATCTCCCCTTACAGCGCATAATTTCGCTAAATCTTCGTATTTGTCTGCATAATTAGACTCCCATACCTTGATAGATACATTATTATCAATATTAAAGTAATTTATAGCGGCATAGATACGAGCCTTACAGGTCCGCTCATCAATATTAATCTGTTGAGCAGCATTAATCCTCTGCCGTAATAACTTGGCTGCACGGGTAATATTCCTCTCATACTCAAATATTTCTGCTGCCCATTGTAGCTGCTTTAAAAATAGCCGAATCTCCTCCGGAATTCCTGAACAACGTCCAGTTGTCAGAAACTCCGAAATCAGATCCGGATGTATTTTATCAAGGTGGTCTAATTGTGTCATACTCCAAACAATTGTTTTCGTAGGTCTAATTCAACACGTAAGTTTTTACGTTCTTCCAAGGTATTAATTGCATCAATGTCACCTGATTCAGCCTTTTTCGCCAATTCTGCGTCAATAT